CCTATCAACAACCAGACCCCCGACTTTAAGCAAACTATTCTGGGCTGATATTGCCGCGTTAAAGGATCCGGCCTCCAAAGCCTTGTCCCGAATATCATATAGATCTTGAACTGCCCGATCATAATTAAGCTCATACTTTTTCTTAGCTTCATTCATCAGATAGTTATATTCCTTGCGAATAATAGGATGGTTCATCAGTTTGTTAGCAGATTGCCTAGCATCCTTGTACCCAGCTTTGTGCGCACACTCTACAAGAGAAAGCCGAGGATTATTAACGGCTTGCCATATAAA